TAAAAATATAGTCCACATACATATAAATATGTGGACTACAATTATTTACGTGAAAATGTTGGTGGTTTTGAACTTTTATTACTCTGTTGCTGAGTTTGTTGCTTGTTCTTTTCTTGTATTGTTTTTATGATTTGTTCAATATAGAATTTTCTAAGATATATTGGTAAATTATAAACCTCATCCCAAGTAAACCCACCTTGACCATGATAACAAAGATTAAAAATCTCTGTGTGCAGACTCAGTTTATAACTAGTTGGAAGGCCAAAAAAACGAGACTCCCATTGGGATGTCCATCTCCTTTACTTCACCAGTTGCATCTGAAACGAATGTAAATGTCATATCAAGGTCTGGTGAAATAGATTTGATGTGACTTCTCAATGCTCTAGAATCCATAGCAAACAATTCAGTATCAACAAAATTGTTTATGGTTGCTCTTCCACTTTCACCGTCCACTGCAACTATGATATTTTTTAGTCGCGTTGTGAGCTCATTGTCAATTCCAGTTCTCACACGGGTTTTATTCATACCCTTTATTTCTGTCTGTATTTGTTTATCCAAATTATGAGTCATAAGTCTAAAAGTGATAACCCGTTTTGACTGTGGCAACTCAAAATCGAATTCATTCTTTCGATGCTCAAACAGAGAATAATCCACCTCCTTGTGTTCTATTTGAGTCAGATCAATTGTAACTTTTTGTTTTGTGCCAGGTGAAAACGGGTCATCAACTTCAACTACATAATCTTTTCCATATCCTAAAATTCTAGCCGCAACCATAATTGCATTCTTATCACCAACGTATAAATCGCCATAATTGATTGGCGTAACAATAAGAGACTCAAACAATTTATCTAAAACAACACCTTGTTTGATGAGGTTTTGTGAGGTCAAAATGTCTTCTTCTTTTGCAGTCATATACTTCATCTCAATATTACCACTAGCAAGTGGATGTTCCTCTGGATATAATAATCCCTTCGATGGGAGTGGTACAATTTCTGTTGGGAAGTTTGATTTCTTGACTGACGTTTGTTTATAGTCTGCCATCAAATTGGCTTTCAATTCTTCGTCGGTCATCTCCATAGCTGTTTTTGGGAGATTGTATCCGGTTGATACTTGTGACATAACTAAATCCTATAACTAAATGAAACAATATTATTCATACAAATAAATATGGGTATACCGAAAAAAATCTCGGTATACCCATGTAGTTTTTTACTCAATTATTAGAATTGGAGGATGGCATAATCATAAGCCAAGTCAAGAGATATTTCTACAAAGTTATCTGTTGACCAATCCATATCACCAAAAGTTGTTCCTGCAATAAATGCACCCTTTAGTGTCCATTCTTCAATCTTATCACCAACTGGACCAAGAACGTTAAATGTAATGTCCTTCTTATAGAAGTCAGAATAACCATCACGACCTGTTACAGATTCGTGTGACAAACGTACCCATTCCATAACTGCCTGTGCAGCCGATGGTACAATTGGGTCATAAAGTTTGATAGATACATTCTGCCATTCACCCTTACCCTTTACCTTACGCTTGACATTGATGTGATCAAGTGTAATTGGGTTGAATGTAATATTTGGTCTACCCGCACCCTTGATAAGATAAGCAGGGACACCTTCAATATACATGATAAACCGGTTGGCAAGTTTCGGTTCATACGGCGTAAAAAATATTTCGGTAGGATCGAGTAGTTCAGCCATTTATTTCTCCAAGTTTAAAAATCTCTTTCATATAAATATAGATGACTTTAGAAAAAATTAGGGGAGTATTTTTCAACTCCCCCCGATTATTTCATTAGGCACCTGGGAATGCTGCACCTGTTGATTGAATGTTGAAGTCAAGAATAATGAATTCAGCAGTTCTAGCAGGTTGTAGATATAACTGACCATAAAGAATGTTACGGTCAATGATGTCAGGTGTGTTGTTCGACTCATCCATGATAACGCGGAAGGCATAAAGACCTTGACGTTGTTGGATTGACTCAAGATATGGAGTAACGATGTTCAGGAATCTTGTACGTGTTTGTGTTGTGTTTTGTTCGAACACAAGGTAACGTGTAGCAGATGCGATAAACTTCTTAGCTGCAATCAAGAGACGACGAACATTGATACGGTCAAGAGCAGATGGACGACCTTGAAGTGTCTTCTGACCCCATACACATACTCCTGTTGATGGGAATACTGCGATTGGGTTGATACGTGCTTCATATAGTTGGTCACGTTCAGCGTGTGTTAGACGTGTCTTCACTTCGATAACTTCTGTAAGACCACCTCGGTTCAGACCGGCAGGAGCAAACCATTCAGCAGCAACACGGTCATTGAAAGCAATAACGCCAGGAAGAACAACTGAAGGTGGAACCCAAATTGGCTTGTTTCTATCGAAGTCAAGAATCTTGACCCACGGATAGTATGTTCCAGCATAGTTAGAATCAAATCCTTCTGTTGTTGAGACAGCAGTGTTGATGTTATCGTTGTATCCAACCAAGTCCATCACATAGAAAGCATCACCACGGTCTTCACAAACATCTTTAGCGTATGTTGTAATTGGTGAGTGGAGTGAGTGAACAACACCCGGTGTTACAATCATATTGATGTCAAATTCATCAGGGTTAGATACTGCATCAATTGCCTTCTTATATGATGTATAACCATCAGCTGACGTTGTTGATATATCAAATCCTTGTGTATTTGTGTTCACAATGTATGTTCCTGTCTTCTTTTGAAGATGTGGCTTGTGACCATCAAATCCACCTTGGAATGGAAGCATAAACTTACGAGTATCAAGAGCAGTGTTTACAGTAAGGTCGATTGACGAACTATATCCGGTTGCAGCTGATGGGAAGTTTGCACCAGCAGCTTGATTATAATCACCAAGATAGAAGTCTGCATTTGAACCGGTTGTCAAATATGAAGCAACAGGCAACGGACGTAAGAAATTGAAGTTATCTGTTGTATCGAAATCGTAGCTAAATCCAAAATATACTCTACGATTATATGAACCACCTACTGTTTGAGCAGACACATATGATGCTGCACTTGGTTGTGAGAAACCAACACTGCCATCCGAACTAAGTGGGATTGGTGAGTAAGGTGCACGGAATCCAAAAGGAACAAGTGCCGGAGAAATAGCAACGTTAGAAACAGCTTCAGTTGTCTCTACACGGATATACTTCGACTTGTTAGAATAATCGCCGTTTACAACAACCTTTCCTTCATCTGTAATTGTGATATATCTATCACCGATTACTCTAGCGATGTAACGTGGTGAGTTAGGGTCAAGGTTACACTTGAATTGTTCTACCACATTTGGACGGAGATCATCATCTTCTGATGTAAATGGAGTTTGTGGAAGCTTTGATTGATCCACAAAACGAACTACAACATCGAAGTCACCATATTCAGAACCAGCAATTGTGCCAGCTGGGCGAACATTAGCGATACCAACCTTAACTTCATAGTTAGAATGAATACCGTGTGAAAGAGTATGGAACTTGAAAAGGTCTGTTACAGCACCACCAATTTTTTGTGAAGTTACCCACGGAGTAGATGCTTCAAGGTAATCGTTAGTAAATTGCCATGGTGAAGCAGCAGAACCGCTTTCCAATATAATAGTTGTAGTTGGATCAGCAGCTAATGATGCAGAAGCAGCCCATTTGAAATTCACATAGTTATAAACTGCGTGTGTTCCATATGGATTGTATCCGTAAAGATTTCCGATAAACGCGGTTGATTCAGGGTCAATAGATGAACTAAATGCTGTTCCGTTTTCACTAACAGCATTTCCTGTAAACGCCGAGTTGTCTGTTGCAAATGAACCAGATACTTTGATAACAAATGAACCACTTGCATTAGAGGACAAGGTTGATTTATTGAAAAGTGCAACCGTATCATCACTTGATACGACGAATGTAGGGTGTAGGAGAGAAATCAATTTCTTTCCATACGAACCAGTTGCAACCACGGCAAGTGGGTACAACAGGGAATAACCACCTGAACCAAGAACACGAACAATCGTCGCGCTTCCTGCGTTATTCAGGTAGCTTTTAGCAGTATATGGAAGATATGATTGCTCATATGTTCCACCAAAATGTGTTACGAAATCAGAATATCCTTGAACTACCGTAGGAACAAATGCCGGACCTTTCATTGTTGGTCCGATAAGTGCTGCACCAATCTGTGCGATTCCCTGTGGTAAGAACGAAAGATCCTTTTCTATCGTAAACACGCCAGGACTTACAATTCTTTCATTAGCCACTATTTATCTCCAAAAAATTGTGTAATTATCTCTACTATAAATATGAGTCAAAAAACTCAAAATTATTGAGTAGATG